GTGATTGATGACCTGCCCCATCCCCTGCGTGCGCTTCTGCCAATTGGCCCAGCCGGCCTCGCCAAACTTTTCGCCCGCAGCCTGGAGCAATTCTCCACTCTCGCCCAGGCCGTAGCCCATGCCAAAGCCCTTCAAGAAGCCGAGCGCAGCGCCAGGGATCGCACCCACTCCGCCCGCGGCGGCACCGGCCAGGCCACCCCCAACGGCCCCGATCGCGCCGAATAGAAAGCCAGGCCCAAGGCCGGCCCTGAAATTGACATCTTCGAGCCCTGGGATGTCATTCAGGATGGGCACGCTGCTTCCCGATCCAAATAGGTTAATCAAACCCTTGTGCCACCAGGGTAACTGCTCGTAGTAGGGCGATTTCGAGGGATCGGCCATCCACTCTACGGGCAGCGGGGACCATTCTTCCCTGGGTGTCGGCTTGTAGATCACTTCCTCTGGCAGCAGCAATTCGTCAGGAGGGAGAGGGAGCGACTGAAGCCAGGATCGGGCGGGGTCAGTAGGCGCGAGAAACTTCCACTCGTAGTAGGGCTTGTTGCCGTTCTTCCGCCGGAAGTATTGATAGGCAGCCTCAAGCGCATTGGGATCGATCCAGGACGGCACGGCATCCGGCCCAAGCGCCTTGAGCGTCTGCCGGTATCTTGCTACCCGCTTCGGGTCCTCCCAAAAGGACGGCCTGTATCCCAGGCGATCCTGGGGAATATCCGCCAGCGCCATCAGCGAGAAGTCCGGCGGGTTCTCCATCTTCGCCAGGTCCTCTCGCCGCCAGTCGGCATAAAGCGGCCCATATCGCTGCTCGAACAGGCGCAATTGCTCTGCCGCGTAGCGTGCCTCGTCGGTTGCAGGGTTCACCCATGGCGCCTCAGGCACCGGCAACTGCGTCTGCCAACGGTTCCTGTCTCGCTCCTGTGGCGTGGGAGTAGGCGGCCTACGATAGCCAGAGGGTAGGTTCTGGCCCGTTTGGGTCCGATCCTTCATGGGCGGCTGCGGTTGGCTGGGCTTCCTGGGTTCTCCAAATGGCGCATCGGCGCCCTCGTAGTACCCCTCGATGTGCCACCAGGGTTTAGGCTTCGGCATATTGGCCCCCCTTTAGAACACCCATCGCGACAGTTTCATCCAGAACCGCCGGGCAGGGCTGTATCCGCCTCCACCGCCACCGCCGCCGTAGTAGGTTGGCGTGTAATCGTAAGGCTCCGTAGCGACCTGGCCTTCGCCTTCGTCTAGCACATCGTAGTAATTGCTCAGCCGCTCTTGCAGGAGCCGCGCTTTGAGCCGGTCGATGTACTCCTGCTTGACGGCCTTCATCACAATATCTTTGTAGGGGTCAGCGATCTCGTCCATCGCCTCGCGCCGAGCCTCCTCCTCCTTCACCTGGTCGTATCCCGACCCAATCCCGCCGCGTTCCGTCACGCCTGGGTATGGGCGAGCGCCCTCCCTGGGTGGCCTATTTCCCGTGAGCCATGCTGGCATTGAGGGAGCCGCCTTGGGCAAGGTATCGTAAAGGGCCTCTCCGACGCCACCAGGCGCGCCAAGCGAGGAATAGGACATCACGTGCTGCGTTGAGCGAGGGCCTGCCTTTAGACGCTCCTGTTCCGCAAGAATGGCCTCCGCGTCCATCAGCGCGTGGCCCACACCGCCAGGTGCCCCCAGCGATGTGCTTCTCAGGGTCACTTCGTTGGGTTCGCTCCGCTGCGAAGGCTTCTGCGCCTTCTCCACCAATGGCTTCTCTATGGCGGCATATCCCACGCCCCCAGGTGCCCCAAGGGATGTGTAATTCTTCAATGACTGCGCGGCTCCGGCCTGCTTCTGCTGGTAATAGTCCGCCAGCCCTTGCAGCCGCGCCGTCTCCGCCTCGGTCCGCTTCATCCATTCCATCGCCGGCCCTGTGACCCGTGCGCTCTCAGGCAGCGCGGATCCCACGGTTTGCACAGGCGCCACCGTCTCCGGCTCCGGCCCATACTTTTCGCGGCGCGTCCGTCTCCGGCGCTTCTTATCGGCGCTCTCTTTCTTCTTCCGGTATGTCGTTTTCTTAGGTGCGGTCTGCGTGCCCGTGCGCACGGCCCTGGCCCCACCGAACGCCTGTGCTATCATAGCCATTGCCCTACCCTCCTTTGAGCGCCTTCATGCGCTCGGCCACCTGATCGTATGCCTCAGGGTTCGCCTCCCTCATCTGATCCTTGATCTCGTCCGGCATCATCTCCCACGCGGCGATCATGGCCGCGTCAGCAATCGGCCTGTTCCACTCCTCCAGGAATTGAGCCAGCCAGTCCTTGTACCTGGCCGACGCCATCAGATAGGCACTCTCAGCATTGCGAATGTTCGCCATTGGCCTACCCCTCACCAGGTGGCAAGGGCGCACTCATTGGGGCGCCCATGGCCTGCTGCTCGCCCGTGATCCCGCCCCTGGCGCCTTCCGCCTGGGGCATACCCCGCTGGCCGCCTTGAGCGCCCTGAGCGGCAAGCGCCGCCGCCTGTTCTTCCGCGGCCTGTTCTTCCGCGGCTTGTTCTTCCGCGGCTTGCATCTGCTGGAATAGCATCATTGCTAACTGATCGGCCATGTCCTCTGACCAGATTTCTTCGTCCATTGATTCGCTATCGCCAATCGAAAGCAGGTTCTCCCTTATCCACCTCTTGCTCGCAAGGCCCTGGCCCTTGATGACGCTCGCTGTGTTCGCCTGCTGCAAGTGATCCACAGGCAGGTCAATCTCCAGGCGCACGTCGAAACTGAACGTCTCCGGTATCTGCTGCGGGTCGATCTCCAGGCTCTCACCCTGGAACTTCATCTCCACGCTTTTGCCGTTCTCCCGCAGCCACTCGAAGCCCTTTTCAAGCGCCGTCGCCAGCGCCCAGCCGGTCATCTTCTGCGGCGATACAAGCGGCAGCCTGCCTGCCTGGTGCAGCAGCGCCACCATGCTATAAGGCGCATTGGCCCCCAACGGCTCTCCGAGCGCCTGGTCAAAGATCGTGCTTTGGGTCAGTTTGTTCTGTGCGATCTCAATGCCCTGAATGAGCGCCGGATCGATGGCGCCCTTCGATAGCAACGGGTGAAAGTCCTCTTGCCCCTTGATCAGCCGGATCACTTCGCCATCCTCATCCAGCGCCTTGTCCGGCGTTCCCGCTGGCACCTCGTGAATGAATGTCGGCCTGGAAGCAAAGGCAAAGATGTTCGTGAAAAGCGCCGTCAGCGCCAGGTGCAGCCGGCGGTCCATCTGCGTTTTCCATGCCGTGTATGCGAATGGCCTGATCCGCTTCTCCGGCTTGTCCAGCAGGTTGTTTCCCTCTGCCACCTGGACCACCACGGGGATCGCCGGCAGGCCGTGTTTGCGCATGAAGAAGGGCTTTGGCTCTCCCTCGATCCATGCGATCCGATATTCCAGGTCATACCAGTCTCGGACCACCACCTCTTTGCGCATGTCTGTTCCGAAGTCCACCCCAGGCCATTCCTCAATCAATTCCCTGATCGTGGTCTTGTATCGCCGCATGTAGCCGTACATTCCAAGGCGATCCGCTGCGCAGTAGCCCATGGCCGGATGCACGCTGCGGAATAGCAATGGCGTTTTCTCCGCTGCCCTCTCCAGCCGCTTCCTCCTGGCCTTGGCCGCGTTCTTGGGCATCATCTCCACTTGCTCCGCCAGGTTCTCGATGAGCAGGTGGACCTCCCCGAATACGATGGCCGAGAGGACCGCGTCCACGTGAACCGGCACACCCTGAATGCGACCCGAAGCCTGGAGCATCATTCGAGCGGCCTTCTCCATCCAGTTTGACGCCTCCTGCGCAACCGGATCGTTCTTGTCAAAGGGCATACTTGGCTGCGGCTCCGTGCTGGTCAGCAGCCTATGGGCGCCAATCATCTTGTTGGTGAGATCGGGCGCCATGGTCAGTTTGATCTCATCATCCTGGCGCTTGGGCCTGCCATCCAGCCACTCCGCCAGATAAATGTTCTCCATGGCCTCGTGCATCTTGTCGCGCTCGGAGTAATCCCGCATCAGCGCATCGGCCTCTTGCCCGATCTCCCCAAACCTCTTGGCGTCAAAGTCCGCCAATAACTTGTCTGCCATCTGATTGCTCCTTTAGAGAAGGTGGCTGTACCTGCGCACCCGCTGCCTGCGAGCCGCCTCCCGCCTGCGCACCGACGCCAGCATCTTCTCGGCCTGGGTCTGCTCCGCGTAGGCAGTAAGCCCGTAGCGAAGCGCATCGTAGGCGTGATCTTCTGCATCCGTGTCCACGTCCTCCGGCCTGGTCTTGCTATAAGGCAGCGCCGGCAGCGTGCGGATCAGGTTCGGGCACGTCTCGAATACCAGCAGCCCAGGCTCTCCGTCTTGCAGGTTCGCCAGCGCCCGATCCACCTTGCGCTTGCCGCTTATTCGATCGTTGTCCGCCCTGGTCAGCGGCACCCCGTGGCTTGCGTAAATGTCCGCCGTGCTGGTGACGGTATCCTCTACGTTCTTCTTGGTCCACATCGAGGGATCGGCGTAGGTCAGGCTCACGGCCTCGCTTGGCGGCGTGTTCTCCCTGATCGCCTGGGCCTGCTGCTTGTCAGTCAGCCCCGCGGCATACAATTCCCGAAAGGCGTATATCCGCCCCGTGTCCGTGTCCTTCGCCAGCCACAGGCAGCAGAACGGCTTGGCAAAGCCCCAGTCAACCGCCCTCCACTTGGGCCAATGCGGGGGCAGGCTTATCGGGGCGATCACGTGGCGATCTCTGCGCCAGGAAGCGAATGCCTGACCCTCGAATGCGTCCCAATCTCCCTCCACCCATGCACGGTACAGGTCCGGCGGCAGGCTGTTCAATTCATCCCAATATGATTCCGGCAGGTACGGGTTGTCCCTCGGCAGCGCCTTCACGAATGCAAACTCAGGCTTCAACCGATCCATTTCGGGGTAGGCCGAGAAGTCTCCCTCGACCCACAGGCTCTTGACCCACAGGTGCCCGATCCCGCCTGGGTTCGTGGCGCCCAGGAAGTGCGTCTTGGGCACGCCAGGCCAGCGCAGCGACCCCCTGAGTATGTCAAAGGTCTGCTTCGTGCTCTTGGTCAATTCGTCCACGCCTATCGCCGCGAACTCCGCTGACTGGTATTTGCTGGGATCGTCCAGGTTCCGCAGGGCGATCATCCCGCCGCCGTAGTCCTCTCGAATGTAGAAGCCCAGCCCGGCCTCCTGGGTCGATTTGACCTCGCCCAGCCAAAGAGGGAACTCTTGCTTGATCTTGCTGATCTGCCTGTCCCGCAATTCAGGATAGGTCTCGCAGAATAGCCCCGTCGTCACGTCTCTCAACCCCATGGCCGCCCAATATATGTGCAGGCTCAAGAGGGACCTGCGCAGCCAGTAGGACTTTCCTGGCCCTCTCGACCCACCGTACAGCACGTAGCGATGTAGCCATATCTTGTCCCAGGCTTCCCATTGCTTCGGCAGGAAGCCCATCAGGTCTGTGATTGCGATGTCTCCGACCCTGGTATCTCGCGATCCCACAATATCCGCACCTTGTGATCGTGTTCTACAACGTCATCAAATAGTTTTACGCCCTTGGCCTTGCCCGCTAACTCCAGGGCCTTGAGCCGCACGCTCTCGCTCTTGGCGTTCTTTGCCAGGTCTGCGATCCTCAGCCTGATCTCGTCCTCGTCCATCATGGCCTGGCGGAGAAGGGCCTGGACCTTATCGCTTTTAAGCAGGCGATTGGCCTGGACATGCGCGGACTTCGGAGAGTAGCCGGCCCGAATTGCGGCCTGTGTTCCGTTGAAGTCCTTTAGGTATTCCTGCACGAACCGCAGCGATCTTGCCCAGGTTGCCATGCTTACCTCGCAAAAAGGGGAGGGCCTGGGTGGACCCTCCCCTATTCGGCTTTGCCGGCTGGTCTATCGAGACCTTACCGGCAAGAAACCTACAATCCGATGGGTTGCTTCGTGACCAAGCGCAGGATCAGATTTACCACCGCAATTGCCGGCACGATGAACGGCTGCCAGTCCGCCGGCACCTCGCCCGTATAACCGAAACTCGCCAGGATCGCTACCACGAAAGCCACCACGTTGAACCAGAAGGTTTTGCTCCTATAAAACGGCTTGACCCACATCTCGCGTTCCTCCGTGCGTTTCGTGCGGTTTTTCCGCATTCTCCGGTCAAAATAAAAGCGATCTGCCTCGGCACCTTTGATTATCTCACATTCGCACCCCCTTCTGCAATAGCCTTCTGCTCGGCCATGCGGTATCTCAGCGACACTCGCCTCATAATCCCTCGGAAGCCGTCGGCTGGCAGCGACACCAAATCGCAGGGCGGCAGCGGCTCGCCGGCATTGCTCGCTCGCATCCACTCCGCCAGGTTGGGGCATGTCACCATGAAGTATCTCAGGTTGCCCCTCACCTTCGGGTTTCGTCCCTGGAGGATCGTCCCTGGCTCGATCACGCCTGCGGCCAGCATGTCCTCCATTTCGCTGTAGAGAAACGTGGCGCCTGGCCGGAAGCCGCCAGGTGGAGCGTGGCGCACCTTGTAAACGTACTTAGCCCGTTGCTCGCCCTGCAAGCGATCTGCCCAGTATTCCTTTGGGCCTTCGCTTTGGTGGTCCGCCCATGGCGCCCTAGCAACGATCATGGCCGACCCCCTAGACCTCCAGCCTTACCGTCATGCTTGCCAGCCTCTCGCTGATCATATTGGCCCGCCGGCGCAATCCTGCGATATGCGCTGCAAGCGGGACAAGATCGCTAGGGACTTGCATTTCCCCTAGCGCCGGCTCCGGTACTTCTGCTGGCGTCAGAACGGCTTCCAGCGCCGATGTCATGTCCGCAATTTGCATCTCAATCGCTGCGATCTCGCCCTCCAGCGCCCTCAGTTCCCTCGCCACTTGCTTGTCCCTCTTTTCCTCGATCATCTTTGAGCCTCCTTGCTCCGTTTCCAATCTGCGTTCAAGTACCGCGAGCGTCTGTTCCGTCACTATCAGCCGGCGCATCTCGTCCATCACTCATCCTTCCGCTTGGCATATATCTCGCTCGATAGCGGAGCATTGCATCCTAGCGCCGCCTGCGCTCCGCATTCCACGGCGTCCTCAATGACGCTTTGAAGTTCCCAATACCAACTCGTTTCTTTTTCTATTGCGCCCGTGACATCAAGCCACTCGTCCAAGATGTTTAGGGCGCGCCTTTTTGCGTTCGCCATTTGGCCCCTGTTCA